AATTGATCTATTACTTCTGGTCTGCTTCCATTGGTGTCTAGCTTAAGATCGAACCCCATATCCTTTATACGTCTACAGGTGGCTACTATGTCCTCTCTAATGGTAGGCTCTCCACCGCTCATTACGATGCCATCATAAAGAAACTTTCTTTTATTTATAAGGCGAAAGAGATACTCCTCATCTATAAGGTTTTCCTTAGACACTTTCACTGTACCTGGGTTGTGACAATAGGGGCAAAAGAAGTTGCAGCCTGCTGTGAATAACACGCAACTAATCCTCCCCGGATAGTCATTGAAAGACACTTTTTCAATACCGCAGAACAACATAAAGTTACCTCGTATTATTGGTTAAAAGATAGGCAATTATACCGCTATTATATTTAAAGATAAAGAAGTACTTATTTTTTTATTAATTTTTAAAATTTGTTTTGTAATATTTATTACCCTATGTAAGAGACTGAGATTGTTGTTTGTTTTGTATGTTTATAAATAGTAATAGCAAAATGGTCCAGTAGAAGAGTAGAAGAGTAGAAGAGTAGAAGAGTAGAACTACTATTATTAAAAGATATAATAGTAGTATTTCTTTTGACGCGCGCAAGGGCCTTTTATATTCTTTCTTTTTAAGAGCCTCGGTATTGCTCATATCTAGAGATGCGAAAACGGTAAGTCTCCGTACTTTAACTTTACCGTAACCACGCACTTATAATACTAAATGCTTTTTCTTTAATTATTGACGAGCGATGAGCGAGGATTATGCTGTTTAATAGGTCTTTAGCCAAGAAGCTATCTAACAGGCTCACCATTAAACTTTATACCCTAAGCGTATACGATTATGTGGGCTTGGTTGTTAAAACCTCGTAGTGAGGCTATTAGACCTCTTCTATGGTGTGTCACGGAGTATGGAACTGCCAGGAAACGAGATATCGGTCAAAAGTAGAGTACTTTCTATGTAAAATGTAATATATTCCAAAGAAAACTATTGACATTGCGCCCATTTTTAGTTAGAGTTAGGCCAATAAGAGATGTATGTCCTCATGTGCATTGATTACTATTCGCTTCCCCCGAATAGAAAGAAGCTCCGAAAGCAGAACTAACCATGCTTTTTGGGGCTTTTTTTATTTTAAAGTGTAATAAGCTACAATGTAGCTATAATGTAGCTACCTAATATTTGCATTTAGTTGTTGACAGGAAGTACAAGATGTAGTACTTTGGGGTCATGACTGCGAGAAGAAATAAATGTAGAATATGCTTTGGCAAGCACGTAAGAACTATTAACACACTGTTAAGAGATGGTAGAAATCCTTCAGAGATAGCAACAGAGTTTAAGCTCAATGTTTCTACAGTTGAATTTCACTTAACTCACTGTGATATAACGTTAGGCGACATGTCAAAGTTAAAGGAAGCATACAAGGCAGAAATCGGAAGACCAATGCCCAATGGTGTAAGAATTCCTTCCTCAATAGAAGCTAACAGAATCGACTTGAATGTCTCAACTCTGTCAGAAAATATTAAGGTTCTATACACAAGTTGTTTAGAAGTAATTAAGGAAGCAGAAGAATCTCGTAAGCATAAGCTAAGATTGATGGCAATACGAGAAGCTAGAAGCATTTTAGAGATGGTTATGAAAGCTTCGTCAATGCTCTTAGACAGGAGTAGCGACAGGGATTGGCAAGTAGTTCTAACGATAATTCTTAAGACGTTAGAGCCTTTTCCAGAAGCAAAGAAAGCGGTAGCAAAGGCGTTAGACGAACATAAACAATAAGGGGAACATTATGTTAGACTTAAAGTGTGTTTATTGTCCTGCAAGAGGTCCGAATACCGGTAAATGTTTCAAGAATAAAGACAAATCAAAAATAAAGTTCCTTCAGTGCCAACAGGCATCAGCAGACTGTGATTATAACTATAGTGACAAAGCAGCTCTACGTAACGATGATCTAGCCAAGGAGACTATTCATGCCTCCTAACCACACTGAAAAGCTAACAGCATTAACTGATTTTAGAATAGACATTAAAGCATTAGACGCATTAGGTACGATAAGCCATGCAGCTATAAGGATCAATAAAGAAGAAACTAATACATTGTTCAGCTGCTTAACCTCTATGAGACTAGGAAAAGTAGGAACTTTAGAGTTAGTGTCTATGTCAAGCGAATCAGTATTTTCAATACAACACAATCCAACCATTAAACATAATGTTATTTATGCATCATTGGCAGCAGATCAAGGAAGCGCTAACATCCATATGTCAATAAGGACTTTGTCGTTAGACCATTGGGTAGACAGACTGGCAGAAGCATCGTGCTGTAATGAAGGAAGTGACTCTCCTGAAGAGAAAGAGAAAGTTTATAAGTCTGAGGGTCTACCTACTATAACAATCGGAATGTACGAGTTAATGTTATGATTGAAAACCTACCAGTACATCAAGAGTTTGCTGACGAGTTATACAAAGCCGCAGTTAACACTAGAAAACAGAGGAACATGGATAGGCTGAAGGAAATGAAGAAGTTTTCGTTTCTAATGAACAGAGAGCGCTACATAAAGTGGGAGCGATACAAACTGAAGTGTTTGGAGCGAGGAGACGAAATAACGTTCCAGGGCATAGTAACTGCATTCTTAGATAATCTAACCTAGCAAGGGGTTAAGTTATAAGCGAGGGGAACCCAATTGGTTCCCCAAGCTCAAGGGTTTTAAGGGGGGATAGTATGGGACTAACAGTAAATGGCTGCACTTTATGCCTAGAACAAATCAAGAAGCGTTCGAGATGGATTACTATCCTACGACACGATCCTATCAATGGATCTTTTGAAGAGCTGTTGAGCGAAAGGGTTGGATGCAAAGGAGCTTTCGATATATCAAATATCAGTCTCTGTAATACGAAAGAGATACGCTTTATGGAAGACAACGTTGATATGGGTTCTATAAGAAAGCACCTACTGGATGGAGTTTTGTATAGCGGGGTATCTGAGTACAAGAAAAAGAGAGAGTTTTTGTTTATTGGAGATGTGAGCAAGATAACTATAGTCAAGAGCGGAGAAAGAGACGGTGTAGCTTGCTATATTGGCCCTGAACAATTTGTTTTTGCTTTCGATCTAAGCAGCGTAGCGTCAGTATTCGAACGAGATAAATAAAGGACTCATTGATGATAATAACTATAGACGGGTTGGCAGCATCCAAGAAGTCACCAACAGCTTACTTGCTAGCCGATAGAATGGGGTTTAAACACTTAAACAGCGGGTTGTTGTACAGGGCTTTAGCTTTAGAGTTGAGAGATTCCAGATGGGCATGGGTAAAAAAGGCTTTATTTAGGTCTAACGCTTGGAACGATGGCCTTAAGTCTATTTTAGATAGCATGCATTTCGGTGATAAGACTTATGAGTGGATTGGCTCATCTGTAATTTATAAGACAGCAGGAAAAGGTTACGAATACAAGATGAGGGATTTGTTCTCTCCAAAAGTCACTCAGGAAGCTGCTGAGATATCAGCCTATACAGCTGTAAGGGATGGGGTGGAAAAGTGTCTTAGGAGGGCAACTGAGGCCTCTAGCGCTGTGATTGATGGAAGAGATATGGGAACTGTTGTGTTTCCGAAAGCAGATGTTAAGTTCTTCTTCAAGGCTAGCTTAACTCACAGAGCCAGATGGAGACATGACTACGAAGGGGCACAATACGGAGAATCATACAAGAGTACTTACGAAGCTCTTGTGGCTAGAGATGAAGTTGAGAGAAAAGAAGGAAGACCACCTATAGTTCCAGCAGATAATGCTTACATAATTAACGTAGAAGGTGTAGATGTGGCTACGCTAGCTCAGAGGCTAGATGAGTGTTATATTTACGTTATTCTTGCTAATAGAGAAAAAAGAGACTTACGTAATGTTCCTCCTTGTGATGTATGTGAAGATATATGTGAAGTAAAAGATAGGAGAGCTGAATTTGGACAACAAAATAATTAATGAAGAAGAAGCAGCTGAGATTCTATCTATAGGAACTGAAACTTTACGCAACTTGCGGCGTTCCAGAAAAGGACCAGTGTTTCTGAAGATAGGCAAATCGGTTAGATATATTATGAGTGACATAGAAGACTACGTAGAAAGAGCACGAGTCAAACCTGAAACTAGGAATCGTAATGGGGTCTAAAGATAAAGTAATACGTGATAATAGTTGTGATGCTTTCAGGGTATCAGTTCTTAATTGCAATGATTGTAGTGTTCATATGGCAGAGGTTAAAGCTTGCTGCTATTCTTGTGCTGTGTACATAGAAAACCGTGATGCGTGCTTAGGATGGAAACCATCATGTTACATACGTAACGAAACTGTTAAAGCGTAATGTCAACTGAAATGTCAGGGTTCGTGGCATGTTCCATGAGTCCTGCTTTATTTATGTCAAGAGCCTTTAGCATGGAGCCAGATGAGTGGCAGACGAGCTTGCTCGATACCTTCCCTCCGAAGTCTCTGCTGCTCTGCTCCAGGCAGTCTGGTAAATCAACTGTGAGTGCAACCCTTGCACTACACCAAGCTGTCTATACAAGTAATTCATTAGTCCTAATCGTATCAAAAGCATACAGACAAGCAGAAGAGTTATTCAGAAAAGTAAAGGTTGGGGTTCCATTTATACAGTCTCACACGACTATTATTAGGGAAAACCAATCTTCGCTAGAGCTAGATAACGGAAGCAGAATAATAAGCCTACCTGGAAAGGAAGAAACAATTAGATCCTATTCAGCTGTTTCTCTTTTAATTATAGACGAGGCAGCGCAGGTAAGTGAAGAGCTATACGCAACTGTTAGGCCCATGTTAGCTATATCTCGAGGAAAGTTACTGGCTCTTACAACTCCATATGGCAAGCAGGGATGGTTTTATAAGTCATGGGAGAATGATAAGGGTTGGTACAAGGTTAGGATAACTGCCAATGAATGTCCTAGGATAACAGAAGAGTTTTTGGAGGGAGAGAGAGAGCACATAGGAGATCTTTGGGTTAGGCAAGAATACATGTGTGAGTTTGTTGATAACGAGACCCAGCTATTTTCCTACGATGAAATACTAAAGTGTATAACCAGTGAGGTTGAGGCATGGTAGTATCTAGACCGACTACATTAAGGAGATCTCCACTAGTAACATTGTCTGCTTCATATGAGATTCTATTCAATGCGGCAGCAACTAACGAGTACGATCTAGGCGATTTCGTATCATTCATGTTTAGCTTAATTGAAGATAACAGCAAGATGAGGTTTGATTTCCTCGACAGCATGGATAAAACATTATTTTCATGTGGCTTCAGATCGTTTAAAGCTAGAGGTTCTAGGCTAGGATCACGAGGAAGAGGTGGGACTAGGTTCGTAGAAGAGATGGTTCCTCCGATGAGAGAGATTGGTTATGTTAAGAGTTCTTATCCTTGCACGTTCGAAGTTAAAGAACACGCTGACCATTCATGCAGTCTTCCTTCTCTGTATATAGACTTAGTAAAAGACGGAGATTAGGATGAACAGATACACTGGTACAGCTCCTGCAGTGACCATAGGAATATCCAGGGATACTGTGTTCAATGACTCAGCTGTCATAGAGCACAAGCTTTCTTCGTATCGATGCGTTTCTGTATCTCTGAGCACAAAGAGCAACATCCTAGGGTTTGGGTTTGCACCCTACTGGGATTGTACGACTAAAGATAAAGGGTATACCAAGTTGATTAGATCAGCTACCGTTGCCAATAAGTTTTACTGTAAAGGCTTGACCCGTCTTTGGGAAGAAATTCTCTATCCGTATCTTTATCCCAGCATAGATCGAGAAGATTGGGGAAGCACAAGGATGAAACTAGAATGCTTAGGGCTTATTGACGGCGACTACAGGCTTTACTGCAAGTTAGACAGATATTAGGAGGGAGTGTGGGCTTAAACAGATGTAAGAGCGGTTTCCCAACTGTTACATTCGGAAAGAAGACGACTTATGTATTTAATTCAGCGTCAGTCAGAGAATGTGGCTTGTCGGGTTATGATGGTGTATGTTTTACTGTCATGGCAAAGAAAAGAATAGTTAGGTTTGACTTTGTAAACGGCTTTGAGAATATATTAAGGGGTAGTGGGTTTACGAAGCTTACCGTAAGGAAAGAGACTAACGCTTTTGCTTCAGGCGGAAAAAGAATGATGAACGAGCTTTATCCAATTATTCGACCACATGAAGAAAGGGATATGTTTGTTGCTTACAGATGTCCTGTTTATGTGCATAAGGACTCTAAGGATCAAGGCTTGGTTCTATATTGTGATTTGGACAAGAAAGAAGTACATGTGTTAAAAAGTAGCTAAAAAAGGAGTTTCTATGTTTAATCAGTTAAGTGCAGCGAAGAGGAAAGGGGTTGTTTTCGGAGTGGCTTGTTGCGTAGCTCTAGGTCTTTTCATAGGGATGAGGCAGCCAGCTCATGCTACTCTGACACCAGGCTTTGGAGCTAGTGGCACATGGGGTTGCCCTGGTGGGTCTGGAACAGTTGTTATAGATAGTACTCCGATAGTTCAGACACCTATAGGAGCACCAACACCAGGATTTGGAATAACAGGATAGAAAGGGGTTAACTATGAAAGATTCGATTTGTTTCGATGAGTTAGGAAAGAAGATAATCGTAAGTCTAGCTGTTCTAGGCGTTATATTAGTCGGTACCATGGCTGTGCTCTCAGGATGCTCAGGAAAGGAAAAAGCTTCCAATGCGACTATAGTTAGACAGGCTGCCTATGAGCATGACTATAACGTAGGGATTCAGCCAGTTGATGGACCAGTTTTAGACTGTAACACTGCAGGTCGTGACATCCCTGTAGTTAGGCCAGTCTATGAGCTTACAGGTCGTGACATCCCTGTAGTTAGGCCAGTTTATGATATTCAACCAGGAGACATACCGCACATAACAGAGCCAATCATAATACCAACACATTGGGTTAGTGGAGATTATCACGGATTACCACTACCGCAATCTTATGACACAGCACCAGGATGTTTATTTGAAAACGCTTGTTGGAATGGTTGTGCCTGAAACATAGGTGGAGAATGCTGGCCAGGTTCTAGCACACAGGGAACAGCATAGGTCACCGTGAGTGATTATTACAGAAGCCCCGACCCGTCACGGAAGGGGCTTTCAAGCAAAGAATGAAGGGGATTGCAACACAAATGTTTGCAAAATGCATATTAAGCCTAGACCTAGGGCAGCAAAGAGACTACAGCGTCTTAACAGTTACGAACCCTGTATTTGACGCTGGTGGTGGCCTCACCATAGAGGTTCCATATATGTATCGTTACCCTTTAAGAATGAGTTATACACATGTTGTAGAGTATTTAGAGAAGTTCATAGAAAGCAAGGAGTTAGACGATTATACTCTTGTTGTAGACCATACTGGAGTCGGAAGACCTGTCGTAGATCTTTTAGATGACTACGGAATAAATGCAATCGGAATAACTATCACAGGCGGACACAAATCCAGATGGCTTACAGGAAGATCGGCAACCGTTCCAAAGTTCGAGTTGATTTCTAGGCTGCAAGTTGCTATACAATGTAGCAAGTTAAAGATTGCGAAAGGAATGGCTTGCTTAGACGTTTTAATAAAGGAGTTAATAAACTTCAAGGCAAGTCCAGGTAAGGGATCAAGGCTTGAGGGTGCCAGAGGTGTTCATGATGACACTGTACTAAGTCTAGCTATGGCAGTCTGGTACATAGAAGATAAGCTAAACAGGGGCAAGAAAACAAGGGTTATAGGCAGCTACAATGGATGATTTATCGGTAACGCTGAAAGAAGCGAGATTAGCAAAGAAGCAGACAATAAAAGAAGTGTCGGAGAAGACAGGCATCTCTAAGTATTGTATTTATACGCTAGAGAATGGCAAGCATGCAAATGCACCTCCACCAGAGAGGCTCAAGAAGCTTGCTTCACATTATGAATTAGACAAAGGATCGTTGTTTGGACTAGCTGGATATGGAGATGACAAAGTAGGTGATGGTGAGCTAAGAGACCTAATGGTACAGGCCAACGGCCTAAGAACTCAACTCTCAAATAGATATTCTTACGGTAGTTCTTCTGCAGGTAACGGACCAACAACAGACCAGATTCTAGATTACCCAGATACAATAGAATACAGCGACTATAAACAGAGATACAAGAGGCAGGACATAGCCAACAGGGTTGTGTCAGCTCCAGTAGACGCAACATGGAGCAAAGACCCCTATGTGTCTGAGACAGCTGCTGCAGTAACTGCTTTTGAAAAAGGGTACAAGGAGTTCGAGGAAAGCACAAGGCTATACTATCACCTTAGGAAGGTAGACTTACTCGCTTCTCTTGGTCGGTTTTCGGTATTATTCATAGGCTTTGAAGACTCTGCTGAGAATGTAAGCTATCCACCAGAGAATATCGTAGGAGTTAACTATCTTAGTGCTATTGCTGAGGATGCTGTTCAGATATCATTATGGGACACAGACCCTAAGTCAAAGAGATTCGGTCTACCAACAATGTATCAGATACAGTTTAACGCTGGCGACTCACAAACATCAACCATCTTTGTATACTGGTCTAGGGTGTTACACGTTGCAGAGAATACATTAGAGAGCGAAGTATATGGTATTCCTTTCTTGGAGCCTATATATAACAGGCTCATAGGCTTAGATAAGCTATGTGGTGGATCTCCTGAGATGTATTGGAGAGGGGCAAGGCCTGGCTATACCGCACAAGCACAACCAGACAGTATAATAAACCAGACTCAGTTAAATTCTATAAAACAAGAGTTAACTAACTACATTAACGACATGCAACGTTTTCTATTCGTTGAGGGTGTAGAAATAAAGGCACTAGCTCCACAAGTTGTTTCTCCTAAGGATCATGTAGATGTACAAATACAGATGATAGCTGGAGCAACTGGAATGCCTATCAGGATGCTAACAGGCTCAGAAAGGGGCGAATTAGCCTCGTCACAAGACGAAAGAGCTTGGCTGAAGCTAATAGAGCAGAGGAGAGAGGCTGTTGCTAAGGACGTAATACTCATTCCTCTTATTGATAGACTTATAGCCTTAGATGCAATACCTGCTCCTAAAGACGGTTATACTGTCGTATGGGATCCTCTAGTTGTTTTAGAAGAGAAGGACAAGGCTGAGATAGGAAGGTTAAGGACAGAAGCATTGGCCCAATATGTTGGTACTCCTGGTACAGATTCAGTAGTTCCACAAGACTTATTCTTGAAGAGGGAATTAAGCTACTCTGACGAAGAAATAGAATTAGCTAAGGAGCTTGTTGTAGATAAAGACGAAGATGTTGTTGAGGAAGGGGAACTTGATGAAGTGCAAGAAGTGTAGAAGTTGGAACGACAGGGTTACAAACTCTAGGATAAATATAACGGGAACAACAGTAAAGAGGCGAAGAGAGT